TGGAAAATCCAATCCACGGGTAATAGTCCAAACAGCCACACCATTTTTAACGCCAGAATTGACATGAACATCGAAACTAGCGGAAAGAATGGCATCTGCTTTACCTTTGGAAACATGTCCAACCTTTGGTTTCATGTAAATTTTCATGGAAATTCTTCGCTGAAGAGCATCTGGAGAAACAATTCCAAGATTATTCCAATTGATATCGTTTGAAGTAGTAACCATTAAATGAGAATTGAAATAGGTACAACCCTTTTGTTCAATGTTGGCCATATTCAGAGGGAGCGGAGCACAATTGACCATAGTAATTAAATCGAGTGATTGCATCATTCGCATATAAGTATCTGTTGTTTGAAAAACATCATCGGTCCAGGTTAAAAACTGACCACGATAACCATCCCAAAATTCTCTCTCACAGGTACGAATATAAATATCCTTAGCTGAAAGAGTATGATCTGCATTAGTTTTCTTGAACAAAAACTCTGCAATTGGTTTAACGATAGAAGTTTTACCAGCACCCGGAACGCCAACAATGTGTATCCAACACGGAGCCAAACGTTCTTGTGCATCGGTCATAGCTGCAAGCGCATTTTGGTAAATGCCACTATACATAAGCATGAGATTGCGGATAGTTTGATAAAGAGAAGATTTAGGATCAATCTTAACTAACATTTTTCCCATAAATTGATAACTATCAATAAACTTACGCAAGTAAGTTTGATTAGTCAGAAAATCAGCTTTTGACGATTCCTTAAGTGCATCAGCTAACTTATCGATTTCTTGCTTAGTGGACATATTTAATTTTCCTTCATCAGTAAATGGATGGCCAAATGCCCAATTCCAAACCGAGTCTAAAACCAATTTAACATACGTCCAAATGGAGCGAACGAATTTGTTAATTGATTCCAAGTCACGAGACCATTGACCAATGGACCTCAAAGTAGGAAAATTGAATGAAGTAAAACCAAAGGACTGGCCAACTTCTGAAATGATTGATTCTTCAATGGCATTTTCTGAAACTGAAACAACAGTTTCAAAAGAGGACTTGCCAAAAAAACGATAAATCATAACTGCAATCAAAGTGACTGCAATGACACCAAGAAGCATCATGAAACGAACAGGAATAATCGTTGAAATGTATGTTTTAAGGTCTGAAATAGCTTGGCGCATAAATGCGCGAAAGTCACTTGCAGTTTGAGTCCAAAAACCAGCAGCTAAACTAGATCCTGCACTTTGGACGGCAGCATCCATTTTAGCTTTGAGAGAAGTAAAAAAACCAGTAACATAACCAGTGAAGTCAGACATTGAAAAAGACTGTCCAACCTCTTTAGAACCAGCAACAACTCGTTTAATTATCTTAAAAAGTGGATACTTTCGAAGATCAGTATGAAACAACAATGCATTGAGAACGATTTTGCGCTGTTGATTCATCTTTCCTCTCGCGGGACGAGGAATTTGATGGTTTTTAACCAATCTTATAAGACAATGGTAATCACGAAGTCCCATATCGTAAAGCCAGTTGGTAATTTCCAAAAACACAACAGTTTCCGTTCCATCTGCAATGGAAAATCGAAAATAGTCGCGGCTTTGAAAATAACCGTGAAGAGAAGCAACTGACAACTTAAAGTCATCAACAAACGGAAAATCAGGGATTTTCGGTTTAATTCTATCGAAATGCAACTCGAGATCGCGCAAACGGTCGTGCTTTTTACTATTAGTGTGTTTGCGTTTTTCGACGGATCGAGTATCTTCTTTCTGAAACGACTCAAGGGGGCAAGCAAGTCCCTCTTGTTCAAGGATTCGAAGAATTTTGTCAACATCTTCATCGTTGACGGCTTTTGGGTTGTGTCGCAAAACAACCTTACGATTGCGGCGACGAATTTTGTTCTGAGAAGGAAGTTTCAAAACCTGAGTAGTTTTAAAAGAAGGTTCACCATTAAGGTCAATGATTGCCTTCTTCAACAGAACGGGTGACTCATTAGGATCGGTTTTAACAGAGAATGTACTAAACTCAGTGAAAGGAGTATTTAAGATGAGTGAAGAAGCATTGGGATCAAGTTCAGGGTCATCTGTAACTTGAACAAAATATGATTCAACAGGATATTGCTGTCTTTCAAAATTGCCTTCAGAATTCGAAAGCATAGATGAAAACTGTTGATGGTAGTCAAAAACTTCAGGAACGAAGCCTTCAAACTTGGTCACGCCATCAGAAACAATGGCATGACCAGTATCATTGTTATAAATAATATCAACTTCAGGTGCAGTTGAGTATTTATCAGTAACAAGGCCATCAATTAAATCCCTGTCAATAGGAACAGTTAAGACGGGAATATTAACAGCAGGTCGTTGATCAGAAAATGAAATAGACTGAAGATCAGGGAATGTAGGAAATTCATCAAAATGATTTCCAGCAAAAGTCAAAATGGTATCAGCGATTTCATTAGTAAGAGATGAGCAAGAATTGCTAGAAGTGTTACAAACCATAGATGGTTCATAAATAGTTTCAAAAACGAGTTGGCTTTCCTCGTTTGTAGTAAGTAAAAGGGAAGACTCCCGTTGCGGCGAGTCTAATAACGGTAAGCCGCTCCTGTCCTCAGAAGAGGAGGTAAGCAGCGAGTAATTTTCAAAAGTTGTATTCATGGTGCCCGACTGGACGAATAGTTTTAAAAAGTCTCCGATTATTTCTCCATGATCTTTGGAATGATCATAGCAGTCATAAGGTCGACGGAGTGGGATCGTTAGTTCCACACCTTCCAAATGCTGACAATCAAATCCGATATACAGAAATGAGTAAACAAGGAATACGGTTGAATAATAAAATCAATTAAGTCTACAGATATCCCAGAAAGGAAATCAAAAACTGGCCAAATATGTAAGTAACCTAGGAATACCTAGGGCAAGATTTGGTCATTGCAGTTTATGAAATAAGCTTTCCATATCTCTCGACAAACGAGAAAATACTAAACAACTAATCGTTGTTTAAACAAATCCTTAAAAAGGAAATGAAGTTGGTGACAAGTGCGGGGGTAGCTATGAACAGCTAGCCAGCAGAGAGCATTTATTCTAGAGGTAAAAATCATTGTTGGAAGTGGTATTAGCACTGATGATTTAAACCGTGCAATAAAACAGGGAATTGTCGGTTCGGATATTTATTGCGAGGGCCTGAGGAAATATATTTTTATACTAGATATTTCTTTTCGTAACTAGTCTAGATAATAAAAATCTCAAAAAGAATCATTTAAAGATTTCCAAATTATAACTTTAGTATACTCCATGTATACATAAAGCTAAAGTGTGGTATTCTTCAGAAATGAATGAATAAGAGATTAATAAAATCCGCATCGATACTTCTGGCGATCGGAAAGCCATTGTTATAAAAGAATGTTAAGCAAAAG